CTTTGGTTCCAGTAGGGAGAGACAAGCTGGACAGGTTAACGATGTGAGACGTGGCGGGACGTTTCTGAAACCCGCTGACCAAGCTCGGCCAAGCATTCTCCATGGCTGAACAAGCAGAGCTTAGACGAAGTTGAGGGGGTTGCTGGGAGACGCCTCCGACAAGGTTGGAAATAGTGCCAGAGACGAGTGCCATTTAATACGCTCCACGCGAAAAGGACGAGCGGTTCATAATCGAGGAAGTAGACCAATTGTCGTACAGCATGTTTGCATCGGAGACCTCGGCCTCCTCCTGAGACAACACGGTCCACGCGCGGTTCTCGTCCGCAGAATCAAATTTATAAAGGGTGTCTGATCCAAGTACGCGCTGCTGCAACAGCCGCGCTGACCGGATTGACACAAACTGTTTAGCCGCAAAGGGCATGTCCTCGAACGGGAGAGCCACGTACATGTCTAGTTCAAGGGGGATAGAGAAGATGTATGTATCGTCACCACGGTTGTACAAACGGGTGCCACGCTGGATCACGTCAGTGGTTACATAGCTTCCAGTGGTATCGACGCGAAGAGTGTTGGCCGGAAGAGTGAGGTAGCCGTTGCCATCCGGTTCGATGGTGTGCTTCTCGCGGTTCCAATGCCAGCCAATCGCTTGCACAGAGCGGGCCGTCTCATCGATGATGTCGGAGGCCATCTGCGCGTCAATCGCTGCACTATCCAGTGAGTTGACGGTAGGTTCGCCCATCGACGAAAGGCAGATATTGACCGCCTCCAACTTCGTCATCGGGGTGTTATAAAAGGGCATAAAGACCTCCAAAAAGAATAAACAAAAGAAAAGGGGAGAGGATTGCTCCCCTCCCCAAATCTCATTAAGCGTGAGCGCGCAGTTCGTAGAGGCACTCAGGACGAAGGACGCCGTGACCAACGGCGAGCTTCGAGACCATCAGTGTACCTTGCCTGCGAATATCATATTCCATTTCGCTCGACAGATCGAGGAGCTGGACAGTACCAAGCGCTTCCTTCTGCATGAGAAGGGCGACGGTATCGTGCGCGTCAACAGCGTACTTGCTGTTGTAGTCCGGGTAACGGGTCGAAGACGTGTGGTCCACGGCGAGGTTGTTGGACTTCACAATCGTGAAGCCAGCAATCTTCTGGACCTTACCGTCGCTATACGAACCGTTGTTGCCGGGGTTGTAGAAGAGGTTCAGCAGCTTATCGTTGTTGACGAGGCTATAGTACGTCGCCGGGGAGACAACGAGATAACGCTCATTCTCCGGGATGTTGTGCTCGTCGAACTTCTGAGCCGCCGCGTAGGACGCATCAACGATGTTCTGAACGGTCGGCGTTGCGCCGATGTTCGCCGAGTAAGCGTCGGCCTGATCGACCGCGCCCTTACCAATACCAGTCACGTCGCGGCAAGCCTTGACCGCCAGCGACAGAAGGTTCCGGTCGTAGGTCTGAGCAAGAGCCTGACCCATCTGGTTGGAGTACTCGGAGCGAACGTCGAAGTGCGAAATAGCCTCATCAATGCGAGCGATGAAGGTATCCGCAATGAGCAGATCATCGATGGTGATGACCTTCTCATCCTGCTGGAACTGAGTTCCGGTGATTTCAGCACCCGGCGTGTGGTAGTGAGCCAAGGTTTTACCGATAGCCGGAAATTGGGACGACTTGCCCGCGCTGATATTACGAACGCGAACCTTGTCTTTCATAATAGTTTCGGCATTGAACGTGGTAAGAACTTCACCACTGAACAATTTCAGAAACAGTTGCCGTACGTCACCAGTACCAAGCTGCTGACCAATACGAGAAGGGGTAGCATTAGCCATAAAATATTCCTTCCTTTATGGATTGAGTTTGTTGTTGTTATTAGAACTCATCCCACTTGCCAGTTGTCTTCGGACACGCTCGCGCACGAGCTGCCTTCGGGCCGGAAGGGTAGTAAGTAGTTCTATTTGTGCTTCGGCTGTTTTCTTCGGTTTGCCGAAACGGATTTAATTGAAAGATTGGAGAGACGGTTATCCGTTGGGTTGAGGTTGACGTGGTCAACTTCCTTCCCACGCAGGGCTTTCTCTCCATATTTCTTGATCATCAAACGCCGTGCGCGTTGACGCATAATGTTAGCGCGACGACGCTCTGGCGTTCGTGATGCCGCGTATTCTTTAGCGTAATCACGAGCCATTTAAGCCTCACATAATGTCAGACCGTGCAAGCTTCTGCTCGACATCGCGCCTGAACGCAGGATCGTTCTTGTAACGAGGATCACCCATGTCACGCTGAAGTTCAGCAATGGAACGGTAAGACTCCTGCGAAGCCTTCTGTGTTGATCCTTTAAGTTGGCGCTGTGGCTCAAAGCCCACTTCAGTGTCAAACCGAGCTTTCAACCCTTTGACGGCCATGATCGTGACGTTCGAATCGCCACTGTTAACCGCACGGTTGAAAGCGTCGATCTCCGACTTTTGAAGATTGTCAGACGCCCACTTAGTCATGGAGTCGTAGTTGTCCTTTCCGCCAACAGAGTTGAACACCATGTTGGTGGTCTGTTGAACCAAGGCTTCTTGCCCAGCAATGAACTGGTCTACGACGAATTTCGGAATGCCAGATTTCTCCAGCTTCTGATAATCAGCGTCTTCGAGAGAACCCTTGTCGTAGTACTTCTTACTGAGGTCCTCGAAATCCAATCCAGCCTTGGCGGTCGCCTGCTTGGCAGCGTCAAGAGCGGAGTTGTCGAGGTTGGGTTCCTCGGTGTCTACGTCCTCGCTAGCTTCAACAGGGACTTCCACGTCTTCCTGTTTAGAGCGGGAGCCAAGCTTTCGCTCCAGCTCTCCATATGCCTTTGCGAGGTCTTCGGCGGACTTAAACTTGTCAGGTAGCCAAGCAGGACGGTCTGATGCTGCTGTTTCGGGAGGGTTGTCGTACTTAGCGGCCTCTTCCTCAAGCGTTGGCTGTTTAACATCCTTACTACTATCGATTTCTACCTGTAGGGTCTCGCCCATAAATTGTTCCTATATTGCTTATGCTGCGGGTTGTTCTTTCTGCATCTGAGCGTCATCCACTCGTGCAGCCCGGTCGCTCATGCCTCTAACAATGTTAGGCGCGGCTTTACCAGCAAGTTGCATCATTTGGTTTGTTGCATTCATAGCAGCGGCCTGCTGCTGTTCCTGCGCTATTTCTTGATCTGTTTTCACAAGGTCATTCGGATCAATACCCAAGCTTGTAGCGACAAGCCGGATGTACTGGTTAGGCCGGATGTACTGAGCAATCACTTGCGGGCCGAGTGGCTGCAAGACTTGCATCAGCGTGAGATACCGATTGAGGTCGTGCCCACGGCCAAGAGCTTCGAGGCCGGTCACGATCTCTGGCTTGACCACGCCCTTGGGGAGTGGCGGCAAGCGCTTCTGAC